CACTAAGCACAACACAGTTTGGTCCAGTAATGATACAGATTACTGCTAGCGGATCTAGCACAGGTACATTTGGTATACAATCAACTGGTACTAGTGCTACCAGCATCACATTAACCTACGGTGCTGATCCAGGTACATATGGTGCTAACACAACTACTATCACTCCGATTGCTACAGCGACCTCAGTGTCTACTGTTGCTATATCAGCTACAACACTTGCAACTGGTATTAGTAAACCGTTCTACGCAAATAACCCGACAACAATTCGATTAGGCTATCCTGCTGATTCACTTGGTCAGGTTACTACACGTATTTCAACTTGCCGTGCTACAGGACATGACTTCTTAGATATTGGTACTGGTAGTTACTCAACTACTAACTATCCATATCAAATTTACGGTAATCCTGCACAGTCA